CCGTTATATTAACTCATTTTGCCCGAAAACGGACGAAAACCGCCTGTTTGTCCGCGGGTCGCGGACACTTCGGAAACGGGGACTTACTTTAGTCCGGTGAAGTGTCCGTGGGTGGCGGACACTGGCGTACTGTAATATATGTGTAATTCTAGTTAATGGTTCCATTAATTGTGTTGATAGTTTTCGGTGTATATAGTAACTCCGTGCTACTATCTGTCACTATTTGAGTAATATATGAATTTATTGCAGTTATCGCCCACTGATTTTCTTTCGTTCCATTGGTCTGCGTAAATAGATTAATCTTACCTACATAACTATTCTCTATTAAAACACTAGACTTTTTTTCATTTCCTGTATATTGAGAAAGTCCTAATGAAAAAGCATTTTCACGATCATTAAATATGCAATTTGCAAATACGAGTCTTGATATATTAAAATCTCTTCCGTGTATATAGAAAGTATAATCAGTAGGGGTATCATTTGTAAAGACACAATTTGTAAATTCTATAATTTGACCTTTTGAAAAACCGCAGCCAACTGTATTAGCATTAACTGTTGGATAATCATATCCTAAATAGGAAAAATTGCAATTATTGTATTTATGTGTTGTATTAAACCATAAAAAGTTATCTAAACTTTCTTCATGTAACGAATATCTGCAATTTTTTCCAATACATTCTAAATCATTTATCTCAATGTTTCCGGTGATATTAAGACACGAATAACTGTTGCATATGTCTGATTTTTCTGCAAGAATTTCTGTCGGAATTTTTAATGTAATTGTAGAATTATTTCCATAAATAATAATATCATGTAAGAAATTATCTGTACTAAATTTTATATTATTAGAGATATCATTTTCGTATAAGCCTGTATATAAGTCATACTCTTTTGGCTCAAGATATAGTTTTGTAAATGGTTTAGGGTTTTTAAAAAAATCATACAGTTCTTTTGCTGTATTAATATAATAGTTTGAATAACAATCTACTTTTCTTTTTATGGAAAAATAATATTTTTCATTATTGTAAGTTTTGGGGAAAGCTATAAAACGGATGAATATATTTTCTGAGTTATCTGGAATAGTAATAAGTTTCTTATTAGCTGTTTGTGCATTTATTAGAGAATTAGTAGTACTATTGTTAAATATTTGTAAATAAACATTTTTGTTTCCATTTACAGGTTTAAAATCTATAATATATTCACCACCATTTTTAAGTATATTCTGCTCATCTGAAGAATAAAGTAAAAATGTAGCTGTTTCTGTTGGTGTACCATTAAAAGTTACAACATTGTTATCTAATGTTAATGATAAATTATTTACGGTAAAATTTTTATTTAATAGCACAGTTGTTAAGTCAATTAAGTTTGACAAGTCAGATAATACAAGACTTTCGTAATATTTTGTAATATTAAGAGTATCCTTGTTGGCTATACTGTCGCATATAGAAAAATAATTTGCTCCTGCAGGAATTTCTAATACTGTGTCAACTGTTGTAACTTCATTTTCAGCTAAAGTGATATATGAAACTTTGTTGTCTGAACTAATTAGTTCGTAATTATAAAATACTATATGTGTATATATAGAATCTGTTTGTAAATTAGCAAAAGTACCACGTACTCTTATATATTTGCATCCATTAATATCAATAGGATTAGATGTTGCCCATGATGCATTATTATCTTTTCCACCATCTTTTTTTAATACGATTCCGTCTGTCATTTTCAGTTCTGCGATTTCTGATGGTGTTCTGTAATCTATATCTTCCCGTATTTCTTTAATTTTATCACCTGTTGCTTTAGCATCCGCGGCAGCATTTTCTACAGATAACGATTTATCGATTGGTGGGTTAGATGGATTCGTGATATTGTTGATCAGCCATGCTGTAATTTCGCTACTTACAGTAGGTTTCAACAAATTCAAAAGTTCGCCGTTATCTTTCATTTCTTCGATTTTCTTATTTACTTCCGCCTGTAAATCGATATTGGTGAAATAGTGATTGACAAAATTATACAAATCCTTATAACTTGTCACAAGCGCATTCTGCGCAACAAACATTTCTTTTACTGTTTTGAACAAAACAACAAATTTATTTTCTAGACTTAACGTCCCGTTGAAATCATACGGAATCCCCCGCACACTTGCTACAACTTCACAAGCTTGTGTAATCATCTTACCGAAATCTGGCAACGTAGGAAAATCTGGAATCGTTGGTTTCTCTGCCATTATTATCCCTCCTTAATAAAATTGATAGAATAACTCTCTGCAATCATCGCAAATACGCTTGTTAAGATTAAGTATGGTATCGCGGAATCTCTGTATCTCTAAAGAGTAACTTCCGTCAAACCCCTCATCCTCAATTGTATCATTGTTATCTGCGTGATACGTGTCGTTGCTGTTTGTTTTTGTGGCATTCTCTCCATTGCTGACTGCACTGTTATGAATCGTATTCTGCCCCCGGTCCATCGCAGACGCATAATTCGTTCCTGCAAAATTAATCTGCGGGTTGTCTGAATGAATATTTTGTGTGTTGTTATTCGTATCGGCTGTTGTTGTGTTTTTTGCTGTACTGTCTCCCGAGATTACACCTGTTCTGGTATCGTCTTTTGTACTCGTTACTTTTCGTGTACTCTTATGAGTAATAATTGGGTTGTACTCAAAAGTAATACTTCGGTACAACTGCTCATAGTAAGGCATATTAACTGTAAGAATCTTTTTCAGATGATACTGAAATTCTCCGATCGTTTCCAGTCCGATCTGTTCTCGAAAATACTGTAAACAGAACGTTTTTTCGAACGCAAGTTTTGCGTTTGCATATTCGGGCGCGGATGCATCGACGTAAAACGGAAAGTCAAAATTGAAGATTAAAGGAACAGCGACTTCGATCATATTATCAATGGTCTGATTTTCAAGTGGTGAAAGTACATGATCGGAAATAACTAACTGTTCAATGGTATTCGTTAGCGTTTTCGTTTCGTAGTTATAGCTAAGAAACATCATTCCACCTCACTTTCCGGTGTGTCGTTTCCGTTGTTTTCTTGTGTGTAGGTTTCGGCATTTGTAGTGTCGAAAACATCCGGTCGGTTAATCGGCGTTACCATTTTAGAGTTAAAATGTACATGAATATTCAATCCATACATTTTATTGATCGCATCAAGTCCCCGCTGAATGGTAGCCAGATTTCCGTTTCTTGTCAATTCGATCTCTCCATCGTTGTAACTCGTTTCAGCGGAAACCAGCCGTTCCGGTTTTTCTACGCCGCTTGCTTCGATACCGAGATCAGCCAGACATTCTGCTACTTCTCTCTGTGCGGCGATGTCAAGTTCGTTAAAAATCGGTTGTACTTTTAAATCAATTGTATCAATATGAATCTGTTTTCGCAGATCGTTTTTCGCTTTGATGAAGGGAATATTTTTTACCCATTTTTGAATAAAATTGTCAATACTGAGTTTCTGCGTAGAATCCCCACTTATTACCACTGGCGTCCTCTGCTGAATGATGTTTACCCTTGTTGACGCTTTTTTCTCCGCCAAACTCTGCGCGTGCAGAATAATGCTTAGAATTTCCGGCACGGCAAAAGGTCTGGCAAAAATCAACGAACTTTCGTTTTTATCCGTCTGTTCATAATATTGTCCATTCATAGCATAGGCAATCCAATCGGTCGGTATACCATAAATATCGGGTTCTCCAACCAGATTAACACCAAACACGCCGAAAAGTCCGGTGATTGGTTCTTTTTTGAACAGACACATTCCCTGCCATAACAGATAGGAGTTGAGCATCCGCGGTGGAATCTCATCCGGTAAACCGTCATACTCATAACGTGATAATGCTAAATTTACGAACTTGTTGAAAAAGTGGCGAAAATACATCTTTTCTTCCGGTGACGTATTCGGGTTGTTTTCCCATTGTCCCCACACTTCTTTGTTACTCACCCGATACGGGTTATTGTACATGATATCACCTCCTTAATCATTGGAAAGACCATAGTTTCCAACATCATCCGTATGCCAGAACGTAACGCCCTTGTTAAACATTGACTGTAAAAAGTTGATATCATCGGTGACGCAAGTTCCATGCAATCCACAATTTACGGTTTTAACAAAATTCCAGTTTGTTCTCCCGGTGATATTCGGCACTTTGATTCTATGCGTTGCATATCCGTACATGGTGAAATAATCGTCAATTACTTTCGCCATTTCCGGAGTTACACACATGGTCTTTAATGCAATCGTATTACTAAAAAGCGCAGTCTGAACATAACTTCCAGTAACACTTCCTTTTGCTGTAGGCGGAATTAAATCGTGTTGCTCCATCTGTGCTGAAATATTTTCGCCAAACATAAAATTGCTTACTGTTTGACCGATACTGCTTTCGATGGCTTTTCCGAAATTACCGCTTAATACGTTTGCAATGGTTGATACAACACTTTTTCCAGTATCAATATACTGCTGTTTTGTCTGATAATCCCATAAAGGTTGAGACTGTGCCAGCCAGGCTTGATAAGCGTCATTTGTCCACGCGCAGGTAGGAAAATTACTATAAGTAAATGCATATGGAGTATTATCAGTAGGTTCATTTTTGTAATTATTTGGATATACGTATATAGACGGAATATTTAATTTTACGCCTTGTGCGCCAAAAACTATTTTTTGGTTTTTGAAGTATTCGAGTCGGTACGCATATTGTGTTCCATCGTGCGCATCTGCAATTAAATACGAAAATGGATATTGAAATAGTTTTTTATTTTTTGGAGTATAGCCAGCTAGCGTTGTTGGGAAATCCATGGTAAAGTTTTGTGGACTTGCAGAAAAGCATAAAGCAGGTGCTTGAAAAATGGATACAATAGCGTCTGCATTTCCGCTTTTATAATAGGCTTGAATTTTTTGTTTCATGGTAGCAAAATCTGTAGTGTTAAAATAAGTCAAACCAGACATTATTTTTTGATTTAATTCTGGTTCCAATGCAACGCCATTTTCATCCGCACTGGCAATAAGACAATAGTTCATAAGACCAAAACCCATGCCTGCGGAACCATTTACAATGTATTCTCCAGTTTCCAGATTTTCGGGGACTAGATTCGCACCTACTGTGTCATCTGCTTTCGAAACGTGTTCTCGCTCTACATAGCACGGTTGAAGTACCACATCGTAAAAACTGTTCTGAAAACGATCGGGTTCGAAATAAATCTTGAAACTTCCGTCACTCAACCATTCTACGCGCGTCACAAAACCGAAATACCATTCTTCCGTATATGGTTTGTTCTGAAAAGCAATATAATTGCATTTCAGAAAATCACTCTCATTCCCTTTTCCCTTATAAGTCAGTTCTCCCCATCTCACGGGCGCGGACTGCTTAAAAGTATGGATTGCTTTTTCTCTTACGTGCGCCAGACAACCTGCTTTTCCGTCGTTGTAATATCTTACGTGTTCGTAATCATTTCCCCATTCGATACCACTAGCCAAAATAACCGTGGTCTGCGGGGAAACCGCCGCCACATCTTCCTGTGGCGGCATCGGAATGAAATTATCCATGTTTCCACCCTCTTACTTAATCGGTCGTAAAGTAAATGGTTGCCGTTTTGGAAGAGTCGTACCGACTGGTAATCACAACCCGCACGCTCTCTTTTATATTTGTTTTCAGTTTCACATTCTTTTCATCTTTTGCAATTCGAAGAATTGTTGTACCCGGAATAACAAACGTATCGGAAGAAGAGTTGCCCTCTACTTTCACATCAATCGCTTTATCAGCTACCCCAGTAGAAATAACAGAAAAACTGCCGCCAAAGTCAACATCTGTTCCGGCTTTCACCAGT